CTCGCCTCGGGCGACGAGGAGCGCAACGCCAGCTGGTCCAACTCGCGCCGCCGCTTCGACGTCGCCTATGGTATCCGCCGCGCCGACGATCTCGCCGCCGTCGTCGCCTTCTTCGAGGCGCGCAACGGCCGCCTGCACGGCTTTCGCTTCAAGGACTGGGGCGATCACAAGTCCTGCCTGCCCTCGGGCACACCATCGCCGACCGACCAGGCGATCGGAACCGGTGACGGCGCGACGACCGCTTTCCAGTTGGCGAAGCGCTATGCCTCGGGCGGTCAGACATGGGTGCGGACGATCACCAAGCCAGTGGCGGTGACGGTGCGCGTCGCCTTCGACGGCGCGGAGCAGCTTGGCGGCTGGACCGTCGATACGACCACTGGCGTCGTGACCTTCGACACCGCCCCAACGGCGGGCGTCGCGATCACCGCGGGCTTCGAGTTCGACGTGCCGGTCCGCTTCGACACCGACGCGCTCGACGTGACGCTCGACCTTGAGCGGCTCGGCTCGATCACCTCCATTCCGCTTCTGGAGATCCGGCGATGAACGACACCGGCAGCTTTGTGGCCGCCGTGCTGCGCGAGCTCGCGGCCTCGACAGCGGTGATCCTAGCCGCCTGGGGCGCGCTCGGCGGGGCCACGAACGCGCTGACCACAAAGATGCGGCTGCGCGACGCGCTGCGCCACATCCTGCTCGGCGGGCTGATCGCGGCCGGGATGGGCAGCCTCTCCATGGCCGTGATCACCGCCTGGCTCAGCCTGCCGCCCGAGGCGATCCCTGCGGGCGGAGCAGCGGGTTCGGCCGCCTATCTCGTAGGGGTGTTCGGCCCGGCCTTCATCGAGATGCTGCTCGCCCGCCTGCGCCGTGCCAACAAAGGCGGCGGCGATGAATGAACTTCTCCGCCTCACGCGCTCTCTCCGCTGCGACCCCTCCGATCCTTGGCAGGCCTTCGCTCACCGCCTGCGTATCGGTCTCGCCGTCGCGGCGCTGATCCTGATCCTCTCGCTACTCCGGTAATCCCATGCACATGACTGACCGGGGCCTGCTGGCCCTCGTCCGGCACGAAGGACTCGTGCCCGGGCCCTATCTCGATGTGAAACAGGTCTGGACCTTCGGCATCGGCCACACGGCCGCGGCCGGGCCGCCCGATCCGGCCACGATGCCCCGCGGCATGCCTGCCGACCTCGATGCCGGGATCCGCGAGGCGTTCCGGGTGTTCCGGGCCGATCTCGCGCGCTACGAGGCGGCCGTCCGGCGCGCCGTGAAGGTGCCCCTGACGCCGCACGAGTTCGATGCGCTGGTCAGCTTCCACTACAACACCGGCGGCATCGCCAAGGCCGCGTTGACCCGACATCTCAATGCCGGAAATCGCGTTGCAGCCGCCAACGCGTTTCTGAACTGGCGGCGACCGGCCTCGATCATCCCCCGCCGCGAAGCCGAGCGCGGCCTGTTTCGCCATGGCCGCTATCCCGGCGGCACGATCCCTGTCTGGTCCGTGGATCGCACGGGCCGGGTGGATTTCTCGCGGCCGATCCATCGCCTGACCGAAGACGAGGCTCTGGCCTTGGCTCGCGGGCCGTCGCCGCTGCCGAAGCCACCGGTCCTCGATCCTGCGCCCAACGCGCCGACCGGCTGGCTCGTTCGGCTGGCCGCCTTCTTCTCCACCCTGATCCGGAGGGCCTGATCCCAATGCGCTACATCCGCCCCAACTCGCTCACCTGGTGGGCGGGACTTCTCGCCATGCTCACTGGCATCGCCTCCCTCGCATTGCCTTCCACCGGGCCGCTCGGGGAACTCTCCCGTCTCGTCGCGCTGCTTGCCGGCAGCGGCGATGCCTCGCCTGCGGGGCTGATGTTCCTCGGGCTCGGTCTGATCGGTCTGCGTGACCGGATCGAACGTGGGTTCCGCGGCGATGCTTGAGTTCCTCGCAGGTCTGGTCGTGGGCGGCTGCCTCGGGGTGTTCATCGTCGCCCTCTGCGTCGCCGCCGCGCACGGGGAGCGGGACGGTGGCTGATCTCCTGATCTGGCTGGTCGCGGCTCTGGGCGCGGTTGGGGGCGTCGTCCTCGGCCGGGTCTGGGGGCGCGTGGAAGGGGAGCGCGAAGGCAAACGGGAGGCGGAACGCGATGCGATTGAAGACAAGAACAAGCGTATCGAGCGCGGGCGCGACGCGGTTCGCGATGGCCGCGGCGCTGGCGATCCTGCTGAGCGGCTGCGCCGCAACGATGGGCGCTGGTGATGCGGGCTGCGCGTCCTACGCCGAGGCGCGGCTTGCCCGGCCGCCTGCCGAGACCGTCGCAGAGGTGCCGCCTGCATGGGCGAACTGGATCGCCGATCTCGATGACCGCATGACGGGAAGCTGCCGATGAAATCGCTCTCGCCCGGCTTGCAGGCCCATCTCGACGAGGGCATGACCACGCTCGCCTGGTGCTGGCGGATTACGCAGGCGGACGGCGTCACCTTCGGCTTCACCGATCACGACCGGGCGCTCAGCTTCGACGGGACCGACTTCGAGCCCGAGAGCGGGCTCACGGCCTCCGAGGTGCGCTCGGGCTCGGACCTGTCCGTTGATGCGCAGGATGCCGAGGGCGTGCTGACCTCCAACCGTATCACCGAGACCGACATCCTCGACGGCCGCTGGGACAACGCCGAGGTCGAGGTATGGCGCGTGAACTGGTCCGACACCGGCCAGCGCGTGCTGATGCGGCGCGGGGCCATCGGGCAGATCCGGCGCGGGCGGCTGGCATTTGTCGCCGAGGTGCGCTCGCTCGCGCATGTGCTGGGCCAGACGGTCGGGCGGACCTTTCAGGCGACCTGCGATGCCGCGCTCGGGGATGCGCGCTGCGGGGTCGATCTGGAGAACCCCGTCTTCAGGGGCGCGGGTGCCGTCATCGATCTGCTGCGCGACCGGGCCTTCACCGCCTCGGGCCTCGGCGGCTTCACCTCCGGCTGGTTCACCTTCGGCACGCTGGACTGGACCAGCGGCGCGAATGCAGGGCGGCGCACCGAGGTGCTGGGCCATGACGTGACGGACGGTATCGCTGTGCTGACCCTGCTCGAAGCGCCAGTGCGCGCGATCGCCGAGGGCGACGGCTTCACCATCCGCGCGGGCTGCGACAAGCGGATGGAGACCTGCGGCGCGAAGTTCGCGAACACTGCCAATTTCCGGGGCTTCCCGCACATCCCCGGCCAGGACGCCGTGCTGCGCTACGCCACGAAGGATGGCGGGCACGAGGGAGGAGTGCTGTGACGCAACCCCTCGCATTGGCCGACCCGGCGTGCGTCATCGCCATCGCGCGGTCATGGCTGGGCACGCCGTACCACGACCAGGCCAGCCTGCGCGGCGTCGGCTGCGACTGCCTCGGGCTCGCCCGGGGTGTCTGGCGCGAGGTCGTCGGCCCCGAGCCGTTCCCGATCCCGCCCTACAGCCGCGACTGGGGCGAGACCGGCCCGCGCGAGGTGCTGGCCGAGGGCGCGCGGCGCATGATGACCGAGGTGTCGCCGGCCGAGGCCGGTCCTGGCGCGCTCGTGCTGTTCCGCATGAAACCGCGCGCCGTCGCAAAGCATGTCGGGATCCTGACCGGGCCCGACAGCTTCCTGCACGCCTACGAGCGGCTCGGCGTGATCGAGGAACCGCTCACCCACGCCTGGCGGCGGCGCATCGCCTTCGCCTTCCTGTTCCCGCAACGCTGAGACCCGACCATGGCAACGCTCGTCCTCGGTGCCGCTGGCGCCGCAATTGGCGGTTCGATCGGCGGCGCGATCCTTGGTGTCGGCGCCGCGACCATAGGCGGCTTCATCGGCTCCAGCATCGGCTCGGTGGTCGACAGCTGGATCATCTCGTCGCTGGCGCCCACGCAGCGCATCGAGGGCGCGCGGCTCGATAGTCTCCGGATCACGTCTTCCACCGAGGGCGCCGTCATCCCGCGGCTCTACGGGCGGATGCGCATGGGCGGCAACATCATCTGGGCGACGGATTTCCGCGAGGAGACGAAGACCACGACGCAGGGCGGCGGCAAGGGCGGCGGGGGCGGCGGCAAGGTCAAGACGACCGAGTATCTCTACTACGCGAGCTTCGCGGTTGCGCTCTGTGAGGGCCCGATCACCGGCATCGGGCGCATCTGGGCGGACGGCAAGCTCCTCGACACCGCCGGGATCACCTGGCGCTGGTATCCGGGCGACGAGACGCAGACGGCGGACCCGTTCATCGCCGCGAAGATGGGCGCCGCAAACACGCCGGCCTATCGCGGGACGGCCTATGTCGTCGTCGAGGAGTTGCCGCTCGGCAATTACGGCAACCGACTGCCGCAGCTCTCCTTCGAGGTGTTCCGCCCGCTCGCCGATCCCGACACCGCCGAGGGGCTGACGCAGGCGGTCACGATGATCCCGGCCTCGGGCGAGTTCACCTACGCGACGACCGGCATCCGCAAGGGCAGCGGCGGCGCGCAGACTCCAGAGAACCTGAAGGCGCTCTCGGATACCGCCGACATGGTGGTGGCGCTCGACCGGCTGCAGGCCATGGCGCCGAAGGTGGAGAGCGTCAGCCTTGTGGTCGCGTGGTTCGGGAACGACCTCCGCGTGGGCGACTGCAAGATCTGGCCGGGCGTCGAGGTCTCGGAGAAGACGACGAGCCCGCAGACCTGGTCGGTGAACGGCGTCTCGCGTACCGCGGCCCATCTCGTCAGCCGCGACGACCAGGACCGGCCGGTCTATGGCGGCACGCCAGCCGACTTCGCCGTCATCGAGGCGATCAAGGAGGTGAAGGCGCGCGGGCTGCGGGTGACCTTATACCCGTTCATCCTGATGGACGTCCCGCCGGGCAACACGCTCCCGAACCCCTACAGCGACAACGCCGCAGAGACGGGCCAGCCGGCGTTCCCCTGGCGCGGCCGGATCACCTGTTCGCCCGCGGCGGGCTATGCTGGGACCGTCGACAAGACTGCCACGGCAGCAAGCCAGGTCGCGACCTTCTTCGGGAGCGCCAGCCCGTCCGACTTCGCCGTCTCGGGCGAGACCGTCTCCTGGACCGGTGCAGCGGACGACTGGGGTCTGCGGCGGATGGTGTTGCACTATGCCCATCTTTGCGCCGCGGCGGGCGGGGTCGACGCTTTCCTGATTGGGACCGAGATGCGCGGCCTGACCACGATCCGCTCGGGCGCCAGCGCCTATCCGGCGGTGCGGGCCTTCCGCGATCTGGCGGCCGACGTGCGCGCCATCCTCGGGGCGGGAACGGCGATCAGCTATGCAGCCGACTGGTCCGAGTATTTCGGCCATCAGCCTGGCGATGGCAGCGGCGACGTGTTCTTCCACCTCGATCCGCTCTGGGCGGATGCCGAGATCGATTTCGTCGGGATCGACAACTACATGCCACTGTCGGACTGGCGCGACGGGTTCGAGCATGCCGACGCGCTTGAAGGCTGGCCTGCGATCTACGACCGGGCCTACCTGCAGGGCAACATCGCGGGCGGCGAGGGCTACGACTGGTTCTATGCCAGCGCAGCGGACCGCTCCGCGCAGGTGCGCACCCCGATCACCGACGGTGCCGCCAGCAAGCCATGGGTCTTCCGCTACAAGGATCTGCGCAGCTGGTGGTCGAACGCGCATTACGATCGCCCGGGCGGGGTGGAGAGCGGGACGCCGACGGCGTGGGCACCGCAGTCAAAGCCGATCTGGTTCACCGAGTTGGGCTGCCCCGCCATCGACCGGGGCACCAACCAGCCCAACGTCTTCTTCGACCCGAAGTCCTCCGAGAGCTTCGTGCCCTACTTCTCCCGCGGCTGGCGGGACGACGCCATCCAGCGCGCCTATCTCGAAGCGACCTACCTGTTCTGGAGCGACGCGGCGAACAACCCGATCTCGTCGGTCTATGGCGGCCGGATGGTGCATGTGCCCGAATGCGCCGCCTGGACCTGGGACGCGCGTCCCTATCCCTTCTTCCCGGCGTTGACCGACGTCTGGACGGACGGCGGGAACTGGCGCCTCGGTCACTGGCTGACCGGACGGCTCGGGGCGGTATCGCTCGCGGCCCTTGTCCGCCATCTCTGCCTGCGCGCGGGCCTGCCCGAATCCCGGATCGACGTCACCGGCCTCTGGGGTGCGGTCGAGGGCTATGCCATCGGCGCGCTGGAGAGCCCGCGGGCATCGATCACCACGCTCGCGCGGCATTTCGGCTTCGACGCGGTCGAGACCGAAGGCGTCATTCGCTTCGTCATGCGCGGCCGGGCCTCTGTGGCCACCGTCAGCCTCGACGATCTGGTCGCCGCCCGCGATGGCGATGTCCTCGAACTGACCCGTGGCCAGGAGACCGAACTTCCGCAGGCCCTGAAATGGCAGGTCGCCCGCGCCGATGAGGATTACGAGGCCGCACAGGTCGAGGCGCGACGTATCACCGTCGACACGACCCGCATCGCCTCGGAGTCCTTCCCGATGGCCGTGCCGCCCGAGGAGGCCGAACGCCGCTGCCGGCGCGCTCTCATGGAAGCGTGGACCGGCCGCGAGAGCACGGTGTTTCGACTGCCGCCGTCGCGGCTGGCGCTCGACCCGGCAGATGTCGTGTCGTTCGCCCATGACGGCCGGGCAGTCCCGCTGCGGCTCGTCTCCATCGCCGACGCGGACGCGCGCGGCATCGAGGCCATCCGCCAGGACCGGGAGGCCTACGACCTGCCGCCGGGAGCCCCGCGGCCCTCGGCGCTCTCGCAGGCCGTCGTATTCGGCGCGCCCGAGGCCGTGCTGCTGGACCTGCCGCAGCTCAGCGAGGACCAGCCGGCGCATCGGCCGCTGGTCGCCGCGCACGCGGTTCCCTGGCCGGGCGAGATGGCGGTGTTCCGCAGTCCGTCGACGGACGGGTTCGAGCTGCTAACCACATTCGGGAGCCGCGCCCGGATCGGCGCGCTGGTCTCGGCCTTCTACGCAGGACCGACATCGCGCTTCGACCTCGGCAATGCGCTGGTGGTAGATCTGCTGACCGGCACGCTGGAAAGCGTCACGGACCTGACCCTGTTCGGCGGGGCGAACGCGCTCGCCGTCGAGAGCGCGCCCGGCGTCTGGGAGATCGTGCAGGCGGGCGCGGCGGAGCTGCTGGCGCCCGGCCGGTATCGGCTGACCCGGCTTCTCCGCGGCCAGCGCGGCACCGAGGGTGCCATGGGCAACCCGGCTCCGGCAGGCGCGCGGATCGTGGCGCTCGACGACAGCCTCGCCTCACTACCAATCGCGGAGGCCGATCTCGGCATCCCGTGGAACTGGCGCATCGGCACCGCGAGCCGCCCGGTCAGCGACGAGACCTATGTCGCGCAGGCATTCACGCCTTCAGGCGCCGGGCTGCGGCCGTTCTCGGTCGCCCATGTCGAGCTGCCGTGGCGCATGCCGCGCACGCCCGGCGATCTGACCATCCGCTGGACACGCCGGTCCCGCGCGCTGGCCGCCGACAGCTGGGGCGGACTCGAGGTGCCGATGGCCGAGGAACTGGAAGCCTATGAGGTGGAGATCCTCGACGGCCCTACTGTGAAGCGGGTGCTGAGCACGACCACGACCAGCGCGGTCTACACGGGCGCCCAGCAGACCGCCGACTGGGGCGGGCTGATCGGCCCCGGTGACACGCTCGACATCCGCATTTTCCAGCTCTCCGCCCTCGTCGGGCGGGGTGCGCCCAAGGCTGTAACCCTGAGCTTCTGAGGTGGCGCAATGAGTTCTGGCACGGCGCGCGATCTACGTCGTAGGCTTGGGACATGCGCCCCGAGGACGAAGACAGGATTGCAGCCCAGCTTGCCAGAGTGATGGCCGTGGCCTGCGTGCGCAACACGCAGCTCGAGACACTCCACGCGGGTCAGGTGCCTGCTTCGCGCACCGGCGACGGCAGCGACGTCATCGTAGTGGACGCGGACGGCAACCGCATTCCGTGGTCCGAGGTCTCGCGGATCGACGATGACGAGATGCGCGCGCTGATGCGCGAGATCGTGGATCGGCTCTACACCTTCCATCTGAGGATCGACGACCCGGCCTTCCGGGCCGAGATCGATCGCTGGGCCGCAATGACCACAACTTGGGACGCGCCGAAGCCCGACCCGGTTCTGTCGGCCATTCCGGCGGAGACGCCCAAGCGCGGGTAGCCCGCCACCTACCATCGCCGCGCCTTCATCCGCCGCCTGCCATGCAGGCGGCGTTCTTCGTTCAGGAGACCGCCAATGTCCGACGCCACGACCCATCTTCTGCTGCCCTACATCCTCGCGGCGCAGGCCCAGAAGCATGTCACCCACAACGAGGCGCTGCGGATCCTCGACGGGCTCGTCCAGCTCTCTGTTATCGATCGGGACCTGGCAGCACCCCCTGCGAGCCCTGCCGACGGCGACCGATACATCGTCGGCTCGGGCGCGACGGGCGACTGGGCGGGTTGGGACTTGAATGTCGCGCTCTGGACCGATGGCGCTTGGCTGCGCCTTCCGCCGCGGACGGGGTGGCGCGCATGGGTCGAGGACGAAGGACTGCTGCTGGTCTATGACGGCGCGGGCTGGGTCGGGACCACGCCCGCCGCGCTGCAGAACCTCGCGCTTCTGGGTCTGGGCACGACGGCGGACGCCTCGAACCCGTTCTCGGCCAAGCTCAACGCAGCACTCTGGACCGCGAGGACCGTGGCCGAAGGTGGCACCGGCGATCTGTTCTACACAATGAACAAGGAAGCCGCAGGCGACGATCTCGGCCTGACGCTGCAGACCGGCTTCGTGACCAAGGCGCTCGTGGGGCTCTTCGGCTCTGACCGCTTTCGTCTCGCGGTCTCCGCCGACGGCAGTACATTCTTCGACGGGCTGAGCGTCAACAACGCCACCGGCATCGTCGATCAGCCACGGCTGCCCCGGTTCAAGGCGTACACCAACTACGACAACTATGTCGGCGTCGGAACCTGGACGAAGATCGGTCTGAACAACACCGACTATGACGATCAGGGCGCCTTCGATGCCGCGAACAACCACTTCGTGGCCCCGGTCGACGGCACCTACCTCTTCGGCGCGACGCTGCTCTACAAGATCAACGCCAGCGCCACGGCGAGGATGCGTGGGCGGCTGGTGCTGAACGGCACGACCGAAATCCGCGGCTCCTTCGGCGAAATCTCCGCCACCCATGTCTCGCTCGCCACCGCCATCTGGCTGCAGACCATGGTGCCGCTCACCGCGGGCGATACCGTCGAGCTGCAGGGGTATTTCCGGGTCGCGGACGGCTACTTCGCCGCAGATCATACGTCCTTCTGGGGCTGCAAGATCGGCTGA